GCTCGGGCTCAAGACCTATTTTGGCAGCCGCGGTTATATCGACCTCGGTGCGGAAGTCCTCAAAGAACATACCCTCGAAAATATCCCACCTGCCGTTAAGCCAAGCCTCGCGGAGCTTTGGCGGCAGCGCTTTAAGCTGCTCTATATACTCTGGCATTTCACGCATAAGCGCGTAGTTGTCAGTGACAAGAGATTGAATAAAGCTGTAATCTTCCGGCTTTTCCCCGAGCTCATAATGCTTATCTATAAACAGTCGCTTGAAATATCCGTGAGATTGTCCGCCCGGATTCAAGGTATAATAAATACGCTTAGGAAAGCTGTTGACACCACGGTTACACGCTGTTATTGACTTTATCTGATACTCAGACAGTAAGCACGCCTCGTCGATAAAGATAACATCATACTCCGCGCCCTGATACTGCCCGAGGTCGCTGTCGCTCGCACAGTAGCCGAACGTTATCGTTGATCCGTTCGGGAATGTAAATACCTTGTCAGACTTATTGTACTTTGCTATTCCGTTAAGGATTTTCAAAAGCGGATTGATGTGGTTATTGAGCAGCTCCTTGTAGCTCTGGCGGATAATCAGAACCTTTATTCCTGCCCAGAACAAGCAGAGAAGAATTGCCTTGACACGTACCGCCCACGACTTACCGCCGCCGCGTGCTCCGCCATATGCAACGATTCTATGCGTGTCATTGAGGAACAGCTTTTGTTTTGGTGACGGGTTCCCGAGATTAATTCGCATAGCTCTCAGCCTCCGCGTCCTCGAAAACAACCTTAACTGTTGTGTCGGTCTTTTCTTCTTTAGGCTTGTTGCGCCATTTATCGGGCTTGCGGTTATTCAGCCAATAAATTTGTGCTGTAACATTACCGCTTATTGCTGCTTGATATAGAGCGTTTTCGACTTCAAAATCGACAACATCCTTGCCTTTTTTTAAGGACTGACAAATCTGACAATACGATTCCTTCCAACGGTAAAGTGTTTTTACAGAAATCCCCATATTATGAGCTATCTGTTCATCGGTCAGACCGTCGCGCGCCCACCCTTCAAGCAGGATAAGGCTGTCAGGCTCTAACCACTTTTCATACTTGCCCTTTGCCACGGTCTCACCTCCTTATTCTAAGTTTACCGAGGTTTTCTGCGTTTCTCTAACCCGAACACAGAAAAAAAGCACCAAGCTCAACGCTCGGCGCTCTCGTACTTCTCCGATAAAACTCGGTAATATAGACACCGTTTATAGTGTTCACAGCAGCAGCGTTTCATATGGCGCTGTTTTTCTGCTGACGATTCAAAACGGTGCGTGACGTTTTTTGACTTTTGCAATAGATTTTCGCAGACGATTCTCGCTCCGTCGTCCGATTTATAGAACGGGCACATAACATCTGCGGAATTCCAAGACGTTGCCATATCTGCTCCTTTGTTTCAAATACCTTCCGGGCAGCGGCTGAAATTGTGTGAATATGTATGCTGAAATGTGCCGCCGCCCGAGCTTTATATGTGCTATCTGTTTACTTAAACATTGTTTAGCCCCCTTTCTCCTCGCCGCTCCGAGGTTATTTGAATTTTGAATTTACAGAGATAAATGAACGGAATTATTTGAACAGCCGAGCGGTGCTGTTATGGGTTATATAAGTATTTTCCGCTGAAAAGCATACGGTTAAGCCGTCTAAGACTCAGCGAGTCAGGTCTCGCCGTTTTCGACAGTTGCATGCCGACAAGGCTCTGCTTGTGCGACCTGTGACTGCGCCTTTTGTGCTTGTTATACTGCTGATTGTTTTTCATTCTTTTCTTCCCCTTTTTTTATTAAAGTGTTATTTGCTTATTAATAAGATAATAATAGTAATTATTATGACAACCCCGAAGTAAATCCATATTGGTGAAACAACCCACCACCAAGACCAGTCAATTACGTTGCAGAGTTTCAAAACAACGAAAGCAACTGTCAGCATTAACGCTAAAGCAGTGCCACATCCTATCCCTTTGTTTGAATTATCCATTTTCTTTTTCCTCCTTTTCCTTCAACGCCTGTTCGATTTGTTTATAGTGATCGCAATGCTTTCTTATCTCCAATACACACGCTAAACACGTTTGACAGTCTGTCAGCGCAGCACAACGGTTACATAACGGACGTATTACATTTTGCTTGATTTCTGTCATATCCACAAATCGGGAGCGGTCTTTGAAAAATGAACATCTTTTTTCCATTCTGTCTTTTTCAACTCTATATCTTTTAAACAGGCAAACCTCAACGTGTAAACAATCTTTACAAGTTGCCATCATTCATCAGCTCCTTTGTTTTGGAAATAGTATTGATTTTGACGTGTATCTTTCGGCTATTGGTTTGCTTGGTTTAAGCAGCCTCAGCCTTGCGTTGAGCATAATCGAGTTATCCGACAGGTCCGAAAGCTGCTCAACTTCCATAAATGGAGCGAGTCCCTCTGCGAGCTTATGTGAAAGCTCTTCAATTGCAAAATTCAAATAATCCATTTGTCCGAAATATAGGTCTCTTGGGTCTATGCTGAATGAAGCCCCGATCGTGTATTCATTTGGCAAACGCTCTCGAATAACAAGCGTCTGCTCCCCGCGTAACTCAAATTGAGTTTGGCAAGACTGGCACGTCATTGTAACTCTGTCAATCTGACCTCCGCATTGAGTGCAGATCAATGGTGTCAATCTCACTCGCTCACCTCTTCCAAAGGACAATCATCGTTTCTTTCCCAAATATCATTGCACTCTCTATCAGTTATTAAACAGTATTTAGAGTTTGAATACTGACTTGGAATGCTAAAGATGCACTTATAGCAATCCTCAGGCATTCCCCAATCCTTTACCAAAATGTTCACTCGCTCACCTCCTTTATTTGCCCGAGCGCAACATACAAAATAACATTTCTGCAATCGAGCGTTTTCTGTATTTACGTAAAGCAGGCTGTATGATTTCCAGTCTCCAATCATTACCGTGTGATAGAGGAGTAGGATTTTCAAATTCACTGAACCTATCGTTGTGGCAAGCGACCATTACACCGAATTCGTGAGGAATTACCTTCTTGCCCTTCTGTTCGAGTTCAATAATCTTTTTATAAGTTTTCATTGTAGTAACTATGTAGTTACGCTCGCCTTCGGCGTTAAGACCGTGACCACTTAAAACATCTTCAATGCAGCTTTTTATCTCGTAGCAGATAAACTCGCCTTTTTCAATTCCTGATATAGAATATTGATTTTCAGGCTTAAATTGTACGAAATCTACGCGAATTTGCTTTCCTTTGCCACTTCCATAATCGAATGTAACTTCACGTGCATAGTATTTGCCCATTCCTGTTAATCTCGTTCTAACAAGTGTATCACTCAAAAACTCTGTGATTTGTGTACGCTTTGTTAATTGGCAATCTCCTTTCATTCACTCACCTCCGCTTCGATGATTGTTCGGGCGGTTTTGATTTCGGATATAATTTCTTTAAATCTGTCGTAAGCGCAACAATCATCAGGTTCGGGTTCACAACCTATACAAGTATTATTGACCACTTTTTCGACCAGAGCAAGAAGCCTATCCGCGTCAATCAGCCTGCCGTGAGGTGTGGGGAGTTCCGCGCATTCAAAACATTCAAGCGGATTAGTTTTTGTCCGCGAAAACGCAATAGAAACAGGGCGATTCTGCACTACGGCTATACTGCACTCTCTATGCTCGGATTTTCTCGGCAAGCTCATACCCTTAATAATCAGGCTCATCCTTCTGAACCCCTTTCATAATACGTAATAGCCTTGTCACAAAGTTTGATTATTTTTCTGAGCTTAAAGAGCCCTCGATTAAGTTCACGCGATATAGTTGATGGGTTCACGCCGAGCATTTTTGCAACTTCCTTTTTCTTGATATCTTTACATATGCAGAGCTCAACAACGTGCCTTTCTCTATCACTGAGGATAGAAGAAATGATATCCGCCTGTACAAGAACTAACGCCTTTATATGTGCGTGATTATCTTTGCGTTTTGGCTTTTCAAAGGGATTGTAATCAGAACACATATATTCCTCATTAAATTCATACTCTCCTATCATTTTCCACCTCCTGAATATCAAGAATAATCTTCCACTTAGCGCCATAGCTGAACGTATCGCGGAACGCCGTAACGCACTTGCGGTTATCGTCCTTTAGCTTTCCGAGCTTAACGAGCGCGTCAAGTATAAATTTCTTTGCGAACGCAACATTATCATAGTCACGGCGCTTGTTGCCCTCTACCCAGTGGAAGTGTATCGTGACAGGTTTTTCAAATCGCGGAATACGCCTTAAGAACAGTGCGAGGTTTTGTTCTATTCCTCTCTTGAAGTTCGCCGCCTTGTATTTATTTGTTCTGCAAACATCTATGTACTCATTCGCGCTCGGGAGCTTCATTTCAATATTGACAATCATTTCCTGCTCCTCGTTCTGTAGTTGCGCTCAGGATTGCCAGAGACAAACAGCTCCTCGCCCTTTGTCATTTCTGCTATGCGTGATCCGAGCGCCTCGTCAATCTTCATTATCTGACCGACCGATAGCTCAGAGGAAATAATCGTCGGCAAATCCTCGTTGTAGCGGTAGTTGATAATCTTAAATGTAGCATTAACGTCTGCCGCCGTAACCTGAGCCCCTTTGCCTACCTTGAAAAAGTCGTCGATATAAAGCACCTCAGCTTTTTTTAAGGGATTGATTAAAGCCTCGTAAATTTCAGCCTCGTTGATGTGCTGCTTGATGTTTGTTATATCGTCCTGCCATATCATATACCGGGCAGCTCTGCCCTTCTTAATCAGCTCGTTTACAAT